AAAATGAATATATAGAAAACTTAAATATTAATACACCAAATAGAAAAGGTAAAGACCAAATGTATAGAGTGCCAAAAAATAAATGTAAATTTTTTAATATTAATATATAATTATTATGAAACTTGGAAACTTTATAGAACTGATTACAACTTATACTGGAATTAAATGGTTTGTTGAAAAGATAACTAAATTACTTGGTTATGAAGATTGTGGTTGTAATGATAGAAAAAATAAACTTAATGATGTTGAGTTATGGTAACAATGACAGAACAAGATAGAAATATTTGGATAGATTTCAAGGCAAATGTAACGAGTAAATTAACTCCAGAATATAGGAAAATCTTATGTACATTACACGCAAATTATTATAACCATAAATATAACGAACCCTGCACTTGTAACGGAAGGATTTACAAGATGTGGATAGCTGATATAGATAGAATATATGATAAACAAAATCCATAAGTTAGAACAAACGATAGTACAATTATTAAATTTTGATGGGTGGCAACTTAAATGGACTGGAGAAGGTTCAGAGAGTTGGGATGCTGAAGGATTAACACCAAAGGGTAAAGAATGCGTTATAGAGATGAAATTCAGAAATAAGCATTATGATACCAAGATGTTAGAAAAGTTTAAATACGATAAGTTAATAGGCACTGGTAAAGTTGCTTTATACTTTGTAAACGACCCTAAAGCAAACTATTTGTTTTGGTTGAATGATATTGAACTACCAGAGGCAGTAAATAAGTATTGTCCAGAAACTACAATGTGGGGAAATAAGAAAGTTTTGAAACCTTGTTATCTACTTGAAGAAAGCAAAGCAGTATTGATAAATAAAAATAATTCTGAAAATAATTAACATTTTTTGTTTATAATCCAATTATTTGTTTTATATTGCGGTATAATTAAAAAGCAAGACAAGATGAAAATTACAAAATTAACAAGCGGTTTATACGAAATCAATCACAAAGAAAAGTTATTTCGAATTGAAAATATGATAGATTATAATAAATATTGGGTAATTAGAGATGGTAATTCAATTTGGATAGATAGCCAACCAACAAAGAAAGAATGTTTAGAATGGATAAAATTATATAAATAAACACAATGAAAGAACTAATAGAAACATTACAAAAGATTGATACAGATTTTTATAACGGAGGTATTACATTCGGTCAAAAGTATGACCTTATAAACGCTATTGAAGAAGTATTAAAGGAACAAAAATTTATTTAAAATCAAAGACAAGATGGAAAATACTAATCAAAAAATAAATTATAAATATAAAATATTTAGAACTGAAGTTGTTAAAGAATTTGAAACTTACGAGGAAGTGGATAAGTATATGAGTTCTTTAAGTGAAGAAGAATACACAAAACATATATTTCAAAGACAAAGACAAGATGAAAACAATTAAAAGAATTATCAAACAAGTAAAAGAGAACAAGAACCTAAAACCTTACAAGGTTGTAACATTATCAACTGGAGTTGTATGCGAACATTATACTAACGGACAAGTAAAAGTAATATAGTTATGTATAGAAGATTATTAATACAGAAGATTCAGCAGTTGATTGACAAGCTACCAATAAGCAAAAGAAGGAAAGAAGCTAAACAAGATTTATTAAAATTAAAGTTAAGTTCTGATGATAAATTTTTTATTTCATTGGCTAATAAATATAAAAACATAAACAAATGAGAGGCACACAACCACATTACGAGAATGGAAATGATTACGATATTATAGATGTCATAAGAGATTATGAACTAAACTTTTGCAGAGGTAATATAATTAAGTATATTGCAAGAGCAGGAAAGAAACAAGATGAACTGCTTGACTTAATTAAGGCACAAGATTATCTAAATAGAGAAATAGAATTATTAAGAAGTGAAAACAAAATAGACAGATGAACCAATTAGATTACGATTTAGACAGATACTACGAAAGCGTAGAAGAACAAGGAGAATGCCGAGAATGCGGAACAACAATAGATTTAGATGAAAAATATTGTAGTAGAGATTGTTTTAAAGCATCAATGTTATGATACTACTAATAGATGCAGATAGCTTAATCTTTGCAAGTTGTTACAGAAAAAGATTAACACCAGATGATTCTCCTTATTATGAGAAACTAACTGATGCAACTGATAAGTTTGATGAGCAACTTATGGGTATTGTTAATGACCTGGAGGAGCATTACGAGATAGACAAGGTACTTATATTTAGTGGTTCTTTAGGGAACTTTAGAAAGCTAATAACAAAGAAGTATAAAGCGAATAGAACAAACCAACAGAAACCACCATTATTAAACGAGGTACACGCATACGTAAAAGACAAACATAATTCTATTTACGGATATGGTGTAGAAACTGATGATATGGTTGCAAGGTATTGGTATGATTTATCTAACGAGTTTGGCAGAGATGAAGTTATGATTGTATCAATAGATAAAGATTACAAACAGTTCCCTTGCTTAATGTACAACTATCACTACAAGCATAAGGTAGTTTATGACATAACAGAAGAAGAAGCAATTTACAATTTATATGAGCAAATGATTATTGGAGATACTGCGGACAATGTAAACTATTTTAAAGGTAAAGGAAAGAAGTTTGCAGAAAAGTATTTGGCTGATTGTAATAGCCATTACCAATATACTAAAAAGATGTATGAACTATTTAAAGAGGTACACAAAGGAAAAGCAAAACAAAGGTACATTGAGTGCTACAATTTATTAAAATTAAGAACAAACTAAATTAGACAATATGAATGAAATTAAGATGATAGAATCAATAAAGGAATATGTAAAAAACCTTTATGGTTTAGATATAGAAAAAGATACAAGAAAAAGAGAATACGTAGATGCCAGAGCGTTTTATTATAAACTATGTAGAGAACTAACTAAATGCAGTTTGACTACAATAGGAGAATCAGTAGGTAGAGACCATTCAATAGTATTACATTCATTTAAAAATATATTACACCATTTAGATACAGATGAAATAGAAAGAGCCTATTTACATTTCGGAAAGGTAGAGAACTTACCGAAAGAATCTTATTCTTATTTAGAGTATCAAAATAAAAAGTTATCAAATGATTTAAAAAAGAAAGATGCAGTATTGAGATTGCTCCCACAGTTAGAAACCATTTACAATAATTTAAACGAATTGACAGAAGAACAGAAGCAAATAGTAAACAGAAGAAACGAGATGCAATTTAATACTATTGCAAAATGTTTAAACAGAGTAGAGGAAATAATAGAAACGGAAACAGTAATAGAAACAGAATAAAATGAAAAACGATAAACAATTAGATTATTTAAAAGTAGTATTATTAGGACAGCTTACAATAGAAGCAATAGAGGATTTACAAGGTACTAACAAATACAGACAGAACTTAAAAAATCAAGGTAACAAGTTTCTAAATATGTTAGAGCAATATGTACAAGATGATTACAATACTGTTTACCTAAACAACCAGGAGATGACTACAAACGTATTAAGAAAGATTACTACATTAATGGACAAGATAAAGAATTCTGATATAGATGAACTTGTAATGTTAGATGCAGTAATAGATAAATACAAAGAAAACCAAGATTGGTTTATGGAACACGAATCAGCAGACTTTTTAAAATTAGATTAATGTGAAAAACGATTTTTACGTTTTAAAAATAGATAGTTATCAAACTTATGACTGGTTAATACATAAACACTATGCAAATCGAATACCAAGCATTTCTTTTGCTTTTGGTTTATATGATAAAAACAATATATTACAAGGTGTTTGTACAATAGGCAAACCAGCTTCTCCAAGTTTATGCGATGGAGTTTGTGGTAAGGAAAATAGTAAATATGTTTTTGAATTAAATAGATTATGTGTTAATGATGGATTACCTAAAAATACACTATCTTTTTTCGTTGGTAAAATTTTAAAGAAACTACCATCATTAATTTTAGTATCTTATGCAGATAAAGGTCAAAATCATAATGGTTACATATACCAAGCAACTAATTGGATTTATACTGGAGCAAGTAAAGAGAGAACCGATATAGGTAGTGAAGATGGAACACATAGCAGACATTACAATAAAAATATAGATTACAAAAAAAACAGAAAGTTTAGGAGTAGTAAACATCGTTATATAACTTTTACTGGTAGCAAGAGTGAAAAGAAATATTTTAATAAATATTTAAATTACAAAACATTTAGTTATCCAAAAGGAGAAAACCAAAGATATGATGCAACATACACACCAAACACGCAAGGACTTTTATTTAAATAAAATAATTAATAATTAACTATATACTAATACAAAAACTACGTTTTTAAATATGCAACTAATAAATATTCAAGAGGTTAGACCCAACGAAAACAATCCAAGATTTATAAAGGATTACAAATTTAAGAAACTTGTAAAATCAATTAAGGAGTTTCCAGAGATGCTAAAATTAAGACCTATCGTAGT